CTAGGGCAACCCCTCCTCGGGAGAGTGAGGAGAATGCACTCGTTACTACGAAGTTTTGCACTTCGGTTTGGAATCTTCCCGGAATCTTAGGGAATCTTAGAACACCTTCGAAACAGAAGCCTAATATATGGAAGGTCCAATAGAATGTGACAAGATTATATCACTATATCGAATACATGTTGTTAAAATTATAATTCTACAAGGCCCTTCGGTGGAGGGTATAAAAATGCCCCCGGCCTGTTAAATAGTCGTCTCACTTACTCTTTAACGAACGAACCCACTGGGTCTCGGAGCCGGGGGCAATATGCCCTTGCTCGAGATCCAGTGGGTTCGTATTAATTATAAGTGAGACACTGCGAAATTACAAAATTTTCGGAACATGACCATATTTGAAATACTGAAATTCAACAGGGAACTACTTAACAGGCTACGCCAGTACGGTATTCGTCTTGAGGATGCCGACTACATAGACCTTTTCGCCGACTTCAACAATATGGTCGGAGCCGGCAACAAGGTGTCTTATACAGTCGCCGTCCTCGCCGACAAATACGATGTTAGCGAACGTAAAGTCTATAGTCTTATCAAGCACTTTCAGAACAACTGCAATCCCGGTGCAGTGTAATGATGTGCAGCCATAGAGTGTGCGTCATGCTCTGTCGCTACCTTCGCATTGTTTAATAATTTGCACTATGGCTACAAACAAATACCACACATTACTCAAGCGCATTCTGGATTCCGGTAAACGCCAGACAAACCGCAAAGGCAATATCATTTATCTCATCAACGAGCAGCTCTCTCTTACCCCGGCCGACCTGCTTGATATTTTCGAGAGGCATGGCATAGCCCGCAAAAAGCTCCGTTCCGAGCTGAAGCTCTTCATGAGCGGCGAACGCTCGGTGGAAAAATACCGTGAGGCCGGCATAAACTGGTGGGACTATTGTGGCTCCATCCTCGTCAACAGCTATCCCACCTATTTTGAGAAGCTGCCGCCGCTTCTCGCCAGAATTAATACCGAGCGCCGAAGTTCCAAGAACTATGTCCTGTTCCTCGGGGCCACCGACGCTGAGAGCAACCAAGCGCCGTGTCTGTCGCTCGTTCAGTTTCAAATTGAAGATTCGGAACTTGTTATAACGGCATATCAACGCAGTTCTGACGCAAATCTCGGATTGCCGGCTGATATATACCATCTCTATCTCATGGCCCTGAATATTGACTTCCCACTGAAGTCCATTACTCTATTTCTGGGTAATGTACACATATACGAGAATAATATTGACAACACACGCCGCCTCCTGGCAGGCGAAGATGCAGTAAAATTTGAGCTAAACGTATGAATAAGTTATATCTTTCGGCACCGCTGCCATTCGTGGGACAAAAGCGTATGTTTGCCCACCAGTTCATCGAGATAATAAAGCAATATCCGGAGGGCACTGTGTTCGTGGACCTCTTCGGCGGTTCCGGCCTGCTTTCGCATATCACAAAGCATTTTCACCCGGAATCACTTGTCATTTATAACGATTTTGACAATTACAGGCAGCGTATCGAGAATATCCCGCGCACCAATCGGCTGCTTGATCTCATACGCCCGATTGCATCGCAGTTTGAGCGTAACAAACCCATTGCCGGCGAAGCGCGTGAACGCATCTTCTCGATACTCGAGCAGGAAGAAAAATGCACCGGCTACCTCGATTTTATCACATTGTCATCTTCTTTGTTGTTCTCTGCAAAATACAGGTTGAGCATTCCGGAGATGCGGAAGGAGACGCTTTACAACAATGTCCGTAAATGCGGCTACGACCTTTGTCCGGACTATCTCGCCGGATTGGAGACGGTGACATGTGATTATCGCGAGCTATTCGAGCGCTTTAAGGATATGCCTGGTGTCGTATTCCTGGTCGACCCGCCCTATCTGTCAACCGATGTGGGAACCTACCGCATGCACTGGCGACTGGCAGATTATCTCGATGTGCTGTTGGTGTTGTCCGGGCATAAATTCGTCTATTTCACCTCTGAGAAATCAGGCATCATCGAACTGTGCAAGTGGATGGCGCGCAACCAGTCGCTCGGCAATCCGTTTGCCGGTTGTCAGAAGGAGGAATTTGATGCGACACTGAACCACACTGCTCGTTATAAAGACATCATGCTGTTCACTGCACCCGGGCCTCTTCCAGAAGATGCCGCATAGGACTCTTGCTTTGTCCATGTGTAGCAAAAAGAGCCGTTACCCGATAAAAGTAACGGCTCTCGTCTTTTCGTATGATATGGCGCGATTTTGGATCTTCAGACCGCCGGGACGCGCCGGGTGTGTCAGATGGTTTTACTGAGATCGATGTTAAAATATTATATCTTTTTGTATCGTATCCCAAATTCTCCCAAGGGACCAGAGTCTAACAGTGAAGGCTTACCGCCTAAGAGGGTATAACATAGACGCAAAAATTCATGGTTGTCTCCGTCCAGCCAGATGGCTTTTTCTGCTGTTGGCAATCCATCATTTATGTAAGTGAAAATGACATACACTTCCGGAGATGATCTGATTGCCCAAGATTCATGGATGAAATCTGGATTCTTTTCCAATTGCCAGGTAAACTCAAAACGATGTGTTGTCGAAATGTCAACCCCAGTACCATCCGCATTAAATATATACTCTTGGTCCCATGATATATACGAAATGTCTTCCCAACCATGTTCTCTAAACTGTCCCTTGTTGAAATGCTCAACACCTATCCAATGGCCCACTATTACATTTTGTAGTTCTTGGTATAGCGCATCTTGTATTTTAACTGCCTTATCCAAGGGAGATTCTGGCTCTTCTTTGTCCTCATCAGCGCAGGAACACATCAATAGGACGGGAAATATGATAAGTAACGGCAAACAATATGAGCGGAGTTTATTCATAAAAATTAAAATGATTGGTTTGATATTGCGAAGTTAGACATCATTAATCAATTACACAATAATAGCAATGAATTCCCACGACAAGAACTATAGATCAAGCTATGATGTCTTCGGACGCGGGAATTGCAATTATGTTTAAGTAGAACATGACAACTATCAATTGTGAGATTGTTCGACTATGTCAGATTTTATGAATGCATATATTTTTAATCGCGTGGCCCCAAATGCCGGAAGGCGACACATGTGTAGGTCTCAATGTTTTCCACGATTTCCTCGTGGTTATGGTTGGTCGACGAGCTTACGATGTCAAACTCCATGAAGGTATTGCCTTCCATGCCAGCCAGCAGTTTATGTATTTCATCGAGCAGCCGGAACTGGCTGATGCCGTCATCCGGCGATATCCAGTCGGTGACCACATGGAGGTTTATCAGCGGCTGGGCGCGGTATTCCACTCCAGGCACAATAGCCGCCCACTTGAACGGCACAAACTCGATGAACACCGCCGGGCGGTCCCACGCCACCTCCTGATCGAGGAATTCCACATTACGGTTCCATAGGTCGATATGTTTTATAGCCCGTGGATAAAGCTGGTCATCCACATCGGCCTCATCCGGCTTCTCGTAATATTCCCCGGCCTCGTTGATGCAAAGCGACTCAAGACGGGCCTTCAGTTTGCGATATAATTCCTCTCTCATTTTTCCTCGGTTTTATCGAAAACAATGTTTGCCAATTCATCCAGTCGTTTCTGCATCGACAGAAACCAATCGGTGTAATCGTCTAAATGTTCATCATACTCCTTTTTAAGTTTGTCCCGCTCCGCTTTAAGTTGGGCGCAGCGTAACTTATACTTACGGAGGATTCTCGGATAGATGTGGGTCATGTATAACATGATCACCAACGTTGCACAGATGATTGAGGTGATTATTATTGCTGTCATTTGATGTTGAAGTCTATGTTGTTTACATATTCGTTTAGGTTCTTCTCGATGATACCGCGGACTGCATCCTCCACTTCCGGAGAATAGCCAAGGAACTTGCGCTGCGGTATCCGTATCTTACTGCCGACCTTCATGAGTGCCATTGCTTTCCAGAACTCAGCTTCATCGGCCAGCTGCAATGTTCGTCTGTCATTTCGTCTGGAGCCGTCCTTTTTGCGACCGAAAGAGCCGGTTGCCGTGTAATACTTGCGCCAGAAAAAGCGCTTCATTTTGGCAGTCACCTCGATTTCGCCTCCTTCGTTGTGGATAGCAGCCGCTTTATGATCCGACATGAACACGATGCTGCTGTCACGTATCTCACTTCTTACGCTTTTGCGGAGGCCGCCGGTGTCGACAAGGATGTGGCCTCCAGGTCGGGTCGGACTTCTCCGGCGCTGCCATGTCTGAGAGAAGAAGGCCTGACGCTCGAAGTTCTGGTCGAACTCATCACGCAACTCCACCTGTATGTCCCTCAAGATATCGTGGAACACGGCTTTTACTTGGTCTTCAATATTACTCATCGCAATTCAGACTTTTCGTTTTCGTCTTCCGGCAATAAATCAAACAGGCTTGGCATGTCGGACGCCACGACCGGGTTCTCAAGCCCTGCCGTGGCGTTCATTATGTTGTAGAATGTGCGTTCGCTTATTGCGTAAACCGGATATATGTATCTGCGCCATATCTCCCGGTTACTCAACCCGGTTTTGGCATAATGGTCATATATCCGGTTTATCTCCTCGACGCGTTTCCTGTATGACATTCCACGCCTTTGTTTCATCGGCTGTCGTTTTTTACTGTTACATCATAGTTTTACGGTTTGGCTGAATAGTCCACATCAGTCATGCTGAGCGGAATGTAGTGCCATGCACCTTTTTCGTCCTTGTACTGAGCGCGCACGAACTTCTTTGAGACGGTAGGATTGTATGCCTCCACAATGATGCGCACGCCCTCGAGGAAACGCTCGTCGCCGCTGTCTTCGGCCATTTTGCGTAGCTGCAGCACACGGCTGGCCTTGATGTTGCCCTGCCCGTCGCGGCTAAGCAACCTCAACACAGCTTTTACCAACGCCTTTGAGGCATCGTCCTTGGCAAGGCTTTCGATGTATTCCTTCACCATGACTATGCCGTCTTCCACTGTATCGCGGTAACCGTCGAGGGTATTCACCCCGAGGATAAGGCGTAGAGTGCTGTCGGAATTGGTGAATGTGTGACTGCACTGGTCGTCGCTGGCGACACCTGTTATCTCTGACTTCAACTTGAGTATGGTGTTGAAGTTGCCGAAGATGGTTTTCTTGACTACCTTTATCTGCTCGCTCAGTTCACGGAGCTGAGGAATGGCGGTGGCAATTTCGTCATCCACCATGCCGGCATAGTCCTTGCGCATCTGCCGGCGCTGCTGTTCCCGGCGTTTTCTCTCTTTTTCGGCTTTGTAGGCCTCAAACTCTTTCCGCTCTTCCGCGGACATTTCTACACTTTCCATGTTCATATTTTTAGGATTTTAATTTAGTATCTGTCCCATCGGACCTACCGGGACGAAAAGCACCTGAGGCGCCTGTTGTCCGACTGCAGGTTCCGGCTGTTTGGCCGGACGGCGGCTGATACCACCTTTGCGGTCTATGCTGCGGAGCTTCCGGCGCAATGCCCTGTGCTCTTCGGCAGTGATATGGTAGAATTCCTTGCCGATTATCCTGGCATCGCGGCACAGGAGGTTCACACGGTTCCAGTCGGTGGTATCCACCCCCATCTTCTGCATGAGCTTGAGGGTGGCGCTGCGCTCCTTGCGAAGCTCTTCCTTCAGCCCGACCTTCAGCTCGAGGTCTTCGCAGCATTTGTTGTATTCGGCACGACTCATCTCGCGGAGGCTGTCGGTACGACCGTTGGTATGCTGCCGCACGATGCTCTTCTTGACTTCGTCGCGGTCGCCGATATGATTTAGCGTCCTGATCGCGGTGAAAAACCGCCCGAAATTAGTTATCTGCTGAGTCATATCATCTGCATGTTTTATGGGCTAAGTCTATCGAAACCCCTTCATGGTATTTCTCAAGCCACATCATAGCCTCATCAATTTTTGTCCTTACCATAGCCGAAGCCCTGGTAGTCTCAATTTCTGCCATCGCGTCCAGATTACGATGTACATTACCAAGCGCTCTCATTGTATTCATGCAGAATTCATCAAGTGATTTCAATTCTGTTGTCGATTTTTCTTTTTCCATAGTCTTATCGTTTATTTGGTTTCCAATCTATCGTTACAAAAGCGATGACCTCGCCAGTTCCATCGCAATCCGGGCATACTTCCGTTTCCGGATCAAGCATTCCAGTGTGATGCCATCCTCTTCCGCCACAGTATGGGCATGCCATTGGGGCTCCCACGAATGCCTCCTTATGAATCCGACTCCCTGGATTGAGGATTATCATTGTTTGTCTATGACTCATCTTATCCTAAATTATTGGTTGTTTTCAAAATTCCTTCAAGCCACACAGGATAGTAAGCTCCGGCTTCGGGTGTGAATCGTCCTTGACAGTATGCCTTGTAGCCGCTGACACGGACCTTGACACCGGCATCGTATTTCAGCTTTTTGGCAGGTTTGCCGAATGGCTGTCCCTTATCTTCCCAGCTGATGAAGATGAAACACTTCCTGGGGAAGGCAGCCCGGAGTCGCTTGGTGTCTTCGTAGGTGAAACCGGCAGCCTGAAAACTGTCGATGACCACGAATTTCGGACTCTTGGCCTTTTTCAACCTCGCCGTCAGCTCGTCAATGGTGTCGCCGACAGCTATACGTAATCGACCCTGGACCTCGCTCATGTTGAATCGCTCAAGGCGTTTCTGAAATGATTGGCTTACACCTTCCTCATAGCTCATGTAGAGCACACCGCCATAGCTGCATAGTTCCTTGGCGAGCTGCATTACGAAACTGCTCTTGCCGCTTGCCGACGGTCCATGTATGAGCCATGTTTCGTTAACAGCCGGATGACCGAAAGCATGCGCCCATTCGCCTGACCACGGAAGGGTGTCGTAGGTCTTGACAAGAACTTCTTTAGGGCTGTATGCGCGCTTTGCCATTGTTACTTCTTCTCTTGAGTCTTTCTCAATTCTGAGATAAGGAGATCGGCTTCTGCAACCGCATCTTTTTCATCATCTTCGCGTGAAGTGAGGTGTTTCCTCCGCTCCATATAGACGGCGAATGCAATCTCGTATCGACGCTGCTCCCAATCGGGTTCAGCATTCTGCGCCTTGCGCATCATTCGGTTGATATTGATAACCGAGTCCATATACTGCTTTTCAATAATTGTCATGATTTTTACGTTTTGAGGTTTTACGGGGGAACTTATAGCACCATCCCATGATTTTTCCCAACTTAATGCCTTCGTGTAAAAGTCCAAAGGTGTTGATTTTTACGATACCTAACTTGGGGCATACTCGACCTAAATGAAGGTCGGTGTATTTACCGTTCTGAAAGACTACCCGAATTTCACGTCGCTTGTTGGCCTTTGTCAGTTCTGATGGGTCTTTCAGTACTCTTCGGCTACCATCTGCAAACGTGACTTTAACCTTGAAATCCATCATTGTCTTTTCAGTTTTTCGATTTCTGTATAGACTCGGCGCAGACCACCCTGAGTTTTGCGCACGATTTCGGCGATATCGGTGCCTTCCGGGGCGTTGACTTTCGCCACAATCCTCGCCTGTTCGTTGAGGAAGGCCCGGCGGTCGTCGCTACTGTCAGGCGTCACCTTGCAGTAGCGGTCGCCGTATCGGCTCAACATCTCGGTATAGCCGACCTTCTGGCACTCTATCGACCGGTTGATTTTTGCCTTGAGCCCGTCAGCGCCCATCATATACCAGGCGCAGCAGCGTTCCGTGGCGTTCCACAATGCCTTCAGTTCCAGAAAAGCCTCATACTGCAGGTCGCCGGCTTCGTCAAGAATGATAAGCGGTGTCTCAATCGAGCGAAGGTAGAACACCAGATCGTCATAGACATCCGAATACCGACCCTTGCTGTCGACACCGAACTCAGCCGCGATTTTTCTGATGAGCTTGAGCTTTGTCTTCACTTGTGAGCAGTCGATATAGACGGCATTACGGTGACTGTTTACATAATACCGCGCGGTGAAGGTCTTCCCGATATTTGGAAGGTCGCATAGAATGCCGCTGAGACTTGATTGCTGGCAGAACTCAAGCTGTGCTGTCACATATTGGAAAGTCGGGGTCTTGGCTGCTTTCCATTCGATTTCTCCACGGAGGCTTACACCGAGCTTACGTGCGATGCTTATCCAGTTGGCATCACTCAGCACGCGGTCTGTCTGACCGTTTTTCACAGTACTGTAGACCGAAGTGGTTATGCCTAGTGAGGCTGCGTGCTTTGCGTCGCTCGGAAAGTTACGGCGTGCCTCTGTGATGGCAGCCAGAATCCGTTGTTTGATTTCCGTTGTAATCATATTCTTACGGTATTATAATTTCTTTTCAAGAGTCCTGGAATCCAATCTGGCTCCAGTCCATTCCGGCAAAACGAGTATCAATCGTTCCATTGGTTTCGGCTTCGACTGCAAACGGGGCGATTTCTACGGCCTCTGCATGTCTTTGCTCGCCAGTTAAGCGTCTGGACACTCCAATCTGCATGGCGGCGTTCTCTTCGATGTACCTGCCCCATCGGGCTATCTTTTTGCGCTGTTCGATATAGTTGGCGATATCTTCTTCGGTCTGCTCCGCCATGACTCGATTGTAGGTCTGCACTTTTTCAACCTTGTCGATGTAACGGTCCCCTTGGAATATGTATACATCCTGCGGCGCTCCATCATCATCTGGCAGGAAGTATGCCGTGACTTTGTAGTTGTTGGGCTCAAGTTGCTCGAGTATCTCCGGAGAGCTGAGTCACCAGTCCTCGTAACATACCCTAACGGTTGAGTTGCGTCGGATGCTTGTCTCTACGCGCTCCCCGATATATCGGCTCAGGGTGAGTTTGTCGAATCGCTGCAGATTTGGATTGATATTCATCTCAAGCACCTGCCATCTGGTCATGCCTGGATATTTCTTCTGGTTCGGATGAAGGGTGTTGTTCCATTCGAGGTTGTCGGCGCGGTCGTCTGCTACGAGCTGCTCGAAGGTGTAGTATTGCTGGTCTTCGTAGGTGTCGTTCGTCTCGTCGCTGATCTTCTTGCTTTCGACACGGTTCTTCCCCTTCCCATAGAATCTGCCTATGGCGACATGGTTCTTATGAGCAATCGACCGCTTGAAAGCGCCGTTGAGCGGTTCGGCATATTTTTCCTGGGAGTTCTGCGGGGCGCAGAAGTGCACGAAGGGGAAGGCTACACCGGCGCGGAGGAAGCCGTCCTTGTACTGGCTCATGAGGTGTTGCTCTACCTCGATGCCGGCCGGCATGCCCCAACCGTTGCACTCTATCAGCCTGAACATGTCCCGGAAGCAGTCCACCACAAGGCGTTCGTCCTTTTTGCGACCGTAGGCTGCTCCGATTCTGCACTGGCTCACCACATCATAGGCATAGTAAGCGTGGACGCGCTCATTACCTTTCATGCGGCGCGGTAAGTCCACATCATCCATAGTTATCTGCGACAGTGAAAACTCTCCGTTGTGGCGGTGCATATGGGGCATCTGCTCGTGCATGAAGGCGGTCCGGCTGCGGTGACGGTTCTCGATAAGCAGCTTGTTCTTAGGTCGGTTGAGGTAATTGGCGATTGTGGTGTCACTCGGTATCCAGGGGTCCTCGCCTTTCTTTGCGAACGATTCGGGCTCAAACAGCTCGCCGGTTGTGATGTCATATACCTCAAGCTCACCGGTAAGGAACATAATGTACATTTCCCTCACAGTGGTGTTGTATGGCTGGTTCTCGAGACAGGCGATGCCAAGTATCACTTGTTCCTCGCGCCGTGTCATCCTCCGGGCGCTCTGGTTGCCGAACTTCCCGCTCAGCAGACTGGAGTATCCTTCGCGCCTGTACTGGGCTACCTTTTGGCGGAAACGGAATGTTGAAGCCGGCAGTGTATGACCGAACTGTTCTCGTAGACCTTCGATGGCAGCCGCCATCTTCTCCCACTGGTAGCTTTCGCCGGCAAGTTTCTGGAGAGTGGCCGCCCGGTCATGAAGCCTGATGCAGCAGTTAAGCACACTGGCGTTGACAATACATTCCTCCTTTTTGGCATCCTTGAGTTCGACGCCGGTCTTGCTCCGGTCGTTGAACCAGGCCACGGCAGCCTGGTCACGCTGATAGTTCTCGCGCAGCCACCCGGCAAGCATTATTTCATCGCCAGGGCCGAGTTTCTCCTTTACTTCGTTCTGATAGCGTGTCGGCAGACTGTCAACTACTATGAGGGCATAATTGCCCACTCCTTTGCCTTGCCTGGCTCGCTCAAAACGCCCACGGCGAGCCATCTGCTTGTAGTTAGGTTCCGACATGATGCCGTTCCCTACAAGCTCGTGCATCGACACGCATAGTCTTCCGCCGTAGTATTCCATTTTCTGACTGTTTAAAGCGCCATTGCGCGTTGCTGTATGACGCCGATTCCGGCTACTTTCACATCTTTATATTCAGCTACCAATTCTCCCTCGAGGAGTATGCGGCCCTGCCCGTCGGTCTTGTCGAGCTCGATTATGGCACCGTTTGGAAACAGCATGCGAATTACGTTGTCACTGTCGTGCCAGCACTCCATCTCGATAGTCACCACATGTGTCTGGGCGCCCATCTTCATAGCCGCCATGCGTATGCGTTTCGCACGGTCGGTATTACCTTTTTGTGAGTCGAATGACAACGCATATTCCACCGTGCGTGTGGTACAGCTGAATATTTTGGCCAGCTGCTCCCGCTGTTTTCTCGTTGTTGAAATGAATTTTCTCATTTATCTGTTTTTAATGTTTATCTTTGTGCATTGTTCCCCCAAATGAAATAATTTAAGAGAGAGGTTATTAGAATAATGATTGTGGACTACAGGTCTGCCACTGAAAGGAAGAGACATACACGCGACCTATTCGCGTTTTGCAAAGCTTCTCGAATTCAGCAGCCGTTATTACTACCATTGCCAGGAGAGGACTGTTACGAAATCGATCTAACAGGTCTGAGCGAACATACAGCACTTCTTTGGCTTCACATCCTTTGTGATTTGGCAGCGTTGAGTTCTCACATAGTTGTGGAATTCCAACAGCGGGAGTTATATTCTTTTCGACCATAGTCTCACTCGTTTAGTTGGTTGTTGATTCTGTCAATTGCTTCCTTCATGGCAAAGTAACCGGCATTGAGTGCATTGTAGTGTCGTGAGTCGCAAAGCTCACTATCGTCATGAGTCGACTCATACTCGCCGAGTATTATCCCGGCGTCTGCCACGTTGCGCTCAAGAGTCTGGAGCACCATCCTGATGGCATTGGAAATTCTTTGCTCTGATTCCCGTTTCATATTTCTGAAATTTTGTGGAAGGGGCAGGAGTCGAACCTGCATCTCCGGCTTCGTATTTGGCTGCTCTCCCATTGAGCTACCCTCCCGAATGCCGCCGGCAGTGTGGATAGGCCTGATTGCATCGCCTCTTGTTTGCGCCGACGGCACCTATCATTAGGTTACCACTGATTTTCTGCCTCTCTTGGCAGTGGTGCCCTCACGGGTTGGCCGGTATCTTAAAGTTCTATTGAGATTACATCAAGTATATTGTCAGTGCGCATGCTGTTCACCGACAGATCCGCGCTTTTAATGCCGTTTTCGTGCATCCAGCGTTTTGCGTGGTTAATTGCGGTCTGCTTATGGCTACCGTCCGGTATGAAGGCGCCAAGGTCATTATAGTCGGCATTCATGAGGATGTAATAGTAGCGTTTCATCTCTTTTATTCTTAAAATTCGCTAATCTCGTTCCTTTTTCGTATCTTTGGGGCCGTTCGACCCCGAATACTCCGCAAAGATATAGAGTATTTCTCTAATATCAAAATATTTTTAGAGTTTTAACGGTGTAAGATTAGAGAAAATGTCGGTAAAAGAAAGAATAAAGGTATTTTGCAAGGCTGAAGGAATAACTGTATCGGCTTTTGAAAATAGTATCGGAGCTTCAAATGGTTATGTCAATGCAATAACTAAAAGTATTGGCATTGATCGCCTGAATCTAATTTTAGAGAAATATTCTAATATCAATATTGAATGGTTATTAACCGGCAAAGGGGAAATGCTTAAAACGAATTGTATCTCTCGCAATAATTTTGTCGATCAGCCCCCTGTCATTATAAGCAAAAATACTGAAATTGCAGCAGATATGCAAGTTCCAGAGCAACGGAATTATCCTACACGACCTCGAATCCCAATTGATGCCGCAGCCGGTAGCCTCTCCATTGCTTTGACATCTGTATCTCAAGGTGAATGTGAGCAATTGCCTGTAATCCCTACATTCCCGCAATACGACTTCACCATAGCGGCAAGAGGTGAGTCGATGCAACCGGTCATCGAATCAGGTGACGAGCTCGCATGTCGCTTCATACATGAGTCAGCCTTCATCCAGTGGGGCCGCATACATGTGCTTGACACAGCACAGGGCATAGTTGTAAAGCGTATCTTTGAAAGCAATGGACAAATAATATGCCGTTCTGACAACAAAAACTATCCCGATTTTCCTGTCACCAAAGAGGAGATATATCACATGGCTTTGGTGGTGGGTCTTCTCCGCCATTTCTGACTTTAAAGAGCCATACACATATCCACTAAATGACCCCCTGGAGTGCACCCCGAGGATAACAAAAAACTCTCACCCCTCCCATCCATATATGATTAGTGGCATTAAATGTCCTGATATTCGGGCGCATCGGGAGGATACGGACTGAAAACATAGGGCATTTTCTTCACATCGAACCCTCGTTTTTTAACACTTATCGCAAAAAAATAGGCATTTTCTTCCCTCAGCTATTTGCTGTCAATTTACCGGAATTTGTCACCCTAAACTATAGGGGGTGTATCCCTAAACTGTATCCCTAATTGTAACCCTAATCATATTTTTCCATGATTTTGGTACAAAAATAGGGCACTTCTTCAGCTTTTGCAGGAAGTGCCCTATTATAGCCGTTTTATTGGCCTTTCAAGCTTGTTTAAACATCATCATTGCTCATTTGCTCACGGGGACCTCTAATAAGCGTAGATTGCTTAATTATAGCGCATTTGGTAATGACAGTGCCGTTGCCTGACAACCCCGCATGCTGAAGATATCCCTTGGTGGCTCCTACCTGCTCAGCCGTCAAAACTGTATAAACGGCTGCAATGCTGGAAAAATACCAGTCCCGGCGCTTTGTCCCGTCTATAGGACGAGTCAGATGAACATGAATAACCTTAGCCATATCGAATTATAATTTCGATACAAATATACTAAATAATAACTATATAGAATATTTTATATTGTAGCTAAAAATGGAAACATAACAAGAGCTAGTAAAGAACTTTTAATAAGTGAGCCTGCTGTCAGTAAATCAATTAAAAACTTAGAAGGGTATTTAGGTGCTCCACTATTTACTAGAACAAAAAAAGGAGTAAACTTAACAACTGAAGGAATTACATTGTACGAATATATTAGTAAAGGAATAGAATACTTTAAAAGTGGTGAAGCAAAATTTAATGAATTAATTAACTTAGAAAGTGGCACTATTAGAATTGGAATAAACACTACACTAACAAAAGAGTTTTTAATGCCTTACTTAGAAACTTTTCATAAACTTTATCCCAATATAAATATAGAAATAAGA